ATTAACCAGCAGGGCGAAAAGCCCTGCGTAATGTCTCCATAACTATAAAAAACAAAATAGAGGAAGCAAAATAAATAAGTCAGGGGACTCCGGTTCCGGCACATGAGTTGACGCCAATCAACAAGAAGGGGAGTTACTAAGCTCCCCTTTCTATTTTCTCTCTAAACAACCTCAACTGATCAATCGTCGGGTAAAACGTAGGATTCTCCCAATTCTTACCAATCACAAGGATCATTGAATCAAGGTACTTCCCGCAATCTAGAATCTTCGCACATTTGTCCAACTGGAATTCACCGGAAGGATACTTCTTATTGTTGAGCGTCTCTTTTGCCCAAGTCAGTAGCTCGTTGATTGAGTCGTGGTCGTATTTCTTTTCTTCTGCCATAATAACTTTGTTTTCGGCAAAGGTATAAAAAATCCCGGCATATTTGATACACCGGGAGGATTCCATTTTAAAGAGGCAGTTATAAATGGAAGGAGCTATTTTACTTCTTTATTTTTAGCCTTAAGAAAATAAGAGACTATTAAAACAACAGTTCCTCCAGCAAATATAGTCCCGATTGTTTCTTGACCGATAGTTATTAAATAGAATGAGAAACCAACAAATATAAGTACTATAATAAAAGCCATTACCAAAGCTGTGAAATTATACCAATGCGTATGTCTAAAATCACTTTTGGCTATTTTCATTCTATCTTCGTTAAATTTGATACGGGCATCCTGTTCCATCTCTGTACGCTTCATGATCCATGGAATAATATCCTTAGATACATTATTCAGTTTTGTTAATTCATCGGCAGATGGAAGAAGGTTATCGTCATAGACCGTATTTTGCTCCAGTGTTAAACCGGTCTTATCACATACTTTATTTTGTTCCGCTTTCTTTGCCATTATAGAGCAGGTTCAAATTTAATTTTAGCTTCTCTAGTTGCTTTATTAAAGTCTCTATTAAAAGAAGACACATCTTCTTTCATGTTCTTCTTATCATAGTCTGTGCCATAATAATCAAGTTTTTTCAAGGAATCGTTGATTTCTTTTACAATCTGTTCCTCACTTGCTTTTTTCGGAAGTAAGGAACCTTGCATAGATTTAGTGATTGCTTTTATAAATTTTTTCATATATATTAACCCCTTTCTGTTATACTAAAAACAGAATTTATAGCGAATTTGTTCTGCAAATAAACAAATAATCAACCAAAACTGCAAAAATACAATTGAAATTTGCCGTTAAGAGGTCAAACTTTAACTATTCCGGAAGTTTTTAACAAAAATCCCCGACTACATAGTCAGGGACAAACACAAAGATATAACCCTTGCAATAATAGCAAGAGGAATCAGCCAGTATAGCCACCTTTCTAGGCGTTCCATAGCATAACCAGCAGAAGTCGGCAGAAATCCGAGTGGTACCGGTCGTCGGCCTGCTCAAGCAATATATCCAGTTTATCGTTTCTCATTTTCGAGCACTGACTTTATTCGTTCTTCAGTAAAACCAAAACGGGCGGCAAACTTCTTGAAAGCCCGCATCCTGTTATCCGGAATAAGAGCATACATGCTATTAATAGGAGTATCACTCTTTAATGCTTTTCGAACTTGTTTATTCTTCATGGATTAATGTATTAAATGTTTGGACTTATCTTTGCAGCATTCACACTCACACAACAATGTCTTAGCATACTCCCATGTCTTTTCAATTATATCATCTCCGATATATTGAATTTCTTCCCCGTACGGGTCTATACCGAACGCCTGGCAGATATGAGTGGCCATGTGCCCGCATTCATGCCGCCATGATTTGGCAAATTCCTTTGGGGACGAAGTAAGGGCAATGACCATTACTGTTTCCCGGGTGCCGAAGTTAGAGTAAGTAACTCCGGTATTCAGGTTGCCGGAGTTTATGTTATCGTATGCAGTACGGAGCATATCACCATTACAGCCGATGGAATGCATACTATCCAGTATCTCTTCTGTATAATATGTATCTACTGCATAATATACCATGCAGCTCCAGTCATACTTGGGCAATGTAAACCGTTGTCTTATCATTTATCAAAGCATTTCGTCCCACTCTACCGGTTCTCCGGCTCTGTTCATCTTGGCATACCACATACACATTGCCATGCCGTCAGGAGCATCCGGATCGTCAACCATGTCTTTTATGTATAATGCCATATGTGCTTCATCCGGCACAGAAGATTTAAACAAGTCAGCTTTGCATTGGTTGGCCCAGTATACATAATCATACAGTACATTATTTTCAAGCTTTATCCCATAACGGGTGAGCAATTCGTCAACCTTCTCTTTAGAGATTGGTTCAATACGCTCTTTCTTTCCGGTTGAAGGATTCATTTTCTTCATAAATGATACGGCAAATTCACACATTTTCTTGTTGAAATGCCATCCAAAATGTGAAAGATACGCTTCCATCTCTTCCGGTCTTCTGTCTCTTATATCCAAAGGTTCTCTTCTCATGATTCAATAAAGTTATAGGGAGTAGAAATGATCCACTCCCTAATTAAACATTAACGATAACGGGAATAACGTCCTGTACCACGTACGCCACGTCTTTCTCCATAACCGCCACGGTCAGAACCACCGCCATAGCCACCACGTTCGCCCATTTCGTCATAACGTTCGTCGTCATCGTCATAATACCGTTCACGTCTTCCCATGCTTTCACCTCCGGAAAGTTCCTCGATGCATTGCATCAGCTTACCACCGTATTTAAGCATCTTTTCAGCGTAGTCGGACATCTTCTCAACCTTGCTTTCTGTGATTTCAATTATCTGCATAATTTATTTACTTTTAGGATTGTTACTACCACTGTTCAAAGCCTTGGCAAGCATATCCTTTATATCGGTAAGGGTACTTTCAACTCCGGATACCTTCTGCTCAAGGACACCTATTTTCTCTTCCTGTTCTTTTTCTTTCGCCAGCTGTGGATTCAATTCCCTTAGCATGACATCGCAGGAGGAAATGACCTTTTCGTGGTAAGGGACGCTATCTATCACCCCCCGACTTATCCTCAACATGGATTCAACTTCAGCATTCATTGCCTCCCGGCTTTCCGAAACCACAACTCCATTCGCACCAAAATTGGCTATGGAAAGATTTGCCGGAAGCTGTTTAAAATCAATAGTCTCCTCACCAACCTTGACCGACACGTCAACAACTGTTTCCATATTTTGACCGTAAGTCTGACCAGGTACATACTGTCCGTATTTAGGTTGAGGATTGCTTACTGAAACAACTTGCCCCACTTTCAATTCAGGGTTTTCACCTTTTTGAAGGATATAAAATATATTGGATTGTCTTAGACTTTGAAACATAATTTATTAACTCTTTAAGAAGTGGGAGTACTCCCACTTCAGATTTCACTTTGCCTTTACAGCATTTACGCTTGCCGCTGCCGGTTCGCCATTGCTGGCAGCAGCCGGTGTTGAAGCCGTAAATTCCAGAAAACGTATAACGCCTGTACGCTTATTCAGATAAGCAAGACGCTCCGTAGTGCCCGTTACATCAGTCCCTGTCACCGGATTGTTGTTGCTGTCTACAACAGGAACCTTTGAAGTACCTGTAGTAGTACCGGCAACTGCCAATGTTGTCTGTCCTAGGTTGGGAGCTATAACATTTATAGGTAAGGCTTCTCCACCAGCCGGAACATCCGCATGAACCTTCAACAGGATTATGCTTTCGCACGGAAGTTCATTATAGCAGTGAGGATTAATGCCATAATCTACACTTGCATCTGTCAACTGAACAGCGTTCGTTGAAAGTTCGTAGATACCATTAACGTCAACTCTCCTAATCCCCCTTGCGGAGCGATTCATCAGGAAAGGGCTTGGAAGCCAGTAAGGATACATTAAGTTAGGATATAACATAATTACCTCCTTTCTTAGCAACCACAAGTTCCTAATGTAGATACACCGAAGTTTACAGGAACGGAATAGTTTACTGGAACATAGTTACCACTGGCCGGGCAATAAGGCATCGGAAATGTAGGCGGTTGCGCACATTCAATCTTAGCCAGACGGCTACTCAAATCACTTAACGCAGCGCCAAGAGGAGCAGTAGCTTGTGCTACAATCTGCGAAGTCATTGCAGAACTCTTGTAAGTACTGTTTTCTTCACGAAGAAGGTCAATCTTGTTTTGCATTTCACGCATTTCAGCCGCACGCTGTCCAGCAAGAATTTGCTGTGTGCTATCCTTGATGGAGTTTTGCAGGTCACAGGTCTGTCTTTGAGTCTCGTATGCAACGGAAGCAAAGCCTCTTTCCTGACCGGTTGCAACACCGTTAATGGCATTTTGCAATGTGTTGGTCTGTTGGCAGATGGCCAGACGGTTTTCGCAGCAACATGAAGCGATTTGTTGAGCGATCTGACAGTTACCCTGTTGGATAGCATTGATAATCTGCATTGAACTTTGTCCCACCTGATTACCTACCTGTTGAACTTGAGACATTACACCATTGATGGCATTCTGAACCTGACCGATTGAACAATTCAAATTAGTAGCCAGATTGTTAATTGCTTGTCCGTTTCCTTGAATTGCGCTCATAAGCAGCTCCCTTCCTGCATCATTGTTAATTAAGTTAGGGATACCGGCACCAGCAAATCCACCACCGTTACCGCCATCTCCGTTGTTCCCCCATCCGTTGCGTCCGAAAAGTGGGAACAGGAAGAAGAGGAAGATTATCCACATGAACCATGAACCATCACCGCCAAATCCATTGTTGTTCTTTCCTTGCATAGCAACCAATAAGTTTGGATCAATACCTTTCTGTTGCAATAGTGGGGCAAGCATAGCCATCATTCCACTACCGCCACCGTTCCCGCCTGATTCCGGGAAAACGTAAGTTTTTGTTTCACTCATATTAATATACAATTTAATACGGTCGACATTAACCGCATTACAAAAGTATATATTAGAAGGATGGTAAATCAGTCTTCATTTTCAAGCGATTTGCGAATATTTTGCAGATATATTGCAATCATTTTATTACTATCTTTCCGTCTGTCAAAGTTGGATATAAGATAACGAATGCTGGCAGATGTCTTATGAAGTAGAGCGGCTATCTGTTCAGGATATAGACCGTATTCAGTAAGGAGGAATACTACGATAGAGCGGGCATCGACAACCTCGGTTACTTTGCTTGATGAAAGGATTAGTTCAGTAGAAACTTCAGTTTCTTTTCCGACAAAGTTCAATATTTCGGCAAAAATCTCTGACTTACACATAGTAATTAATTTTTTTGTTGTATTTTTGCCCTTGCCAATCAGTACATATATACCAAAAGAACAAAAGCATACTTCGGAATGTTAAGGATATATACCCCCTGACACAACCGGCGTATGCTTTGGTGTATTAAAGTATTGATTGGCGTCAACTTTAATGTGTCGGGGGTTCTTTTTACTCTACCCCCAAAAGAGCTACATTTGTTATGATAACCGGTCTTCTACTTTACCGGATAAACTTAGTGCTTAGTATTAATTAATGTATCATTTTTGCCCTCCTTTCTTTATGAACCTTTTTCCAACGGAAATTGTTATATAAGTAAAACTTAAACTTTTCATACCGGAAACGGTCTGTGAAGATAGTGCCGGTATTACCATATAAATAAGTTACAACTGATTCCGGCACCAACATACCAACCGCACGGATAACCATACCCGGCCTGTAAACCAAGTCCCCAGCGTTTCTTCTTTGGGGTGACAGTATGGTAGATGTCATTCGTCACTGTCTGATACACGGTTCTTGGAAATATCTGCAAACTGTCCAATCTAGGACGATATCCGGACACCCATGCACGGTAAAGACTGTCTTCATAGTAGGCCTGTTCACGAGGAACAACAGTATCACCTATGTGAATGGTATCTGTCAACTTAAGCGTTAATAGTGGCGCCATAGGCGGTGAAACAGACAGCGTGCAAACTTTGACAACCGTCTTTATCTTGGTCTCGGTTCTCACTTCTTCCGTTGCTGGTTCGTGTGGACTGCATTTCATCCACACGAGCACGCCAAGCAGCAGGCAAATCAGTATATAAGGAAGCGTTCTCATAACACACTATCCCTGCTAGTCCATTTATATCCGGCCAACAAATTATCCAATGATTCTCCCTCATACACCGGATAAGGATATACAGGCTCTTGCGGGGTTTCTTCTCCAAGCTCCGGCAATGTCATAACAGACGGGAACAACTTTTCATAGTTAGCCACTTTCATTATTACCTCTGTTCCATCTATGCTCTTTCTAGGAGCCAAGTGTAATTCATCAAGTACCTCTTGTGGTACTTCATTTAATTTTTCTACGGGAAATACGATATATTTCATAATTATATATTTAATTGTTTAACCTACTTCAATATTATTCTCAATACCCATAACCTCGTTTAGCTCCTTTATTTCTTCTTCATCAGGCACATCGGGTAATAGCATAAATTCGTAAAGAACCATTTGAGCGTAAAACGCATTATATTTTGCATTGCTTCCAATTGCCGGAGAAACAGTATTATCGTTATTAGAATTGCTATTAGTTATAGTTATATTATGAGTTACATCTTTTAATTGCGATCCTTTAACAGATGTATTTAATACTCCATCAATATAAGTTTTCCCGTCATTCCTAGAACTATAAGCGATAGAGTTTTCATTATTGAAATTAGGAATATATATAGCGAAGCTATTAGGGTTACCATCCTTTCTTTGGTCATACAGCATTAAACCATCCTTATTCCAATTAACCTTCATCATCATACACTTACCACCATGAGCCAAAGTAGGAATAGTAATATGGTCATCTGTACCATCAAACTTAATACTACCATCAGCAGCAACACCACTATCTTCTGTATAAGCAAAGTTATTAAGCTTACCATGATTCCCTTTACCTGTTAAGTCAGGAACATATCCTAATATCTTTAAGCTAGAGTTAGGAATGTTCAGCTTTTGAGGTGAGTAGATGGCATGAGGTACATTGTTTTTCATACCCCACCAACCCACATTACTAAACACAGATTCTTTAGTTATAACAAACTCTTCTCCTTTGTGTATAGTATTACCATTGTATAAAATTTTACCAGCCGCATATAGAGTTGGATAAAGATTATACCAATCTCTACAAGTTATAGTATCACCTACTTTAATCTTATCTCCCCAAGTATAGTCTCTGTTATCTTTTGATAAAGTCACTACATAGGGATACGGCTGTACAATGTCCTCAAACCTTATGTACTCATCTATGGTGATGTCTATCTTTTGCTTTGAAGATATTATGAATTTACCTCCATAATAAGTCTTATTCCCGCTTGGAGTTAACTCTATATCTACACCATTTATTTTTGCAGTTACTTCATTTATACCGCTTACTGAACTATCAGTTGCGGTAAAAATTCGGATGGTTATTTCTGTACCTTCCGGTATATACTGCCCATTAGTAATTATATCACTACCATTATTTATACTAAAAGTAGGAGGAGTAACAACTAGAACATTAATATTTACTTGGGGTCTCCACTCCACCATATCCGGATACAACGTACCTAACTTATACTTCTTTAGCTGTCTCTCTAGTAAGAACTCGGACATACTATATGGGAAGGACATGAGAGAGTAGATAGCAGCTGCAATAAAACGATAATCACTATCTCTATATGTACCAAGCCATAATTTATCACTATCAACAAATGTTGATTCTATATTTATATCTTGACCATCATTTATATATTTAGATTGATAAAATATTTTTCTTATTGTATCATCTGTATTGATTATATTTCTACGTCCAAAAGAATAAGAAACTTTATCTCCATTAATAGATATAGTATTAAATATAAAAGCTCCTAATTTTACTGATTCAGATTTAGATAATATAGAACTATCGCTATCAACTCCAATATTTATTTTAAGTCTCTCATAATCAGCAACCACCGTATAATCCTTGTAAATAGGCATCCCTGTCACCTTACCGAAGTCATTTACTCCGTCAAGGCAGAGAGCACCTGCGTGGGAAGGGATTTGCTCTATTACAAGATTAGACCAATCAAAACCTAAAGGCACATCAATGTAAAATCCAGCGGCTACAGTATTAGTAAATTCGGGAATCTCATTAATGCCATTCACCATTTTTATACCGTCTCCATCAGCCGTTGTGCGGAAGAATTGCAAAGCACCTCCATCCGGAATTCCAGAGATAAGGACTTTCATAGATTTGAAAGTATTGTTTGGGGCAAGATAAGCTACCCAGTGCTCGGTATATTCGGTAGTAATCTTTACTGTATCACTTGTTTTCTGTACTTCTTTTGGTGTAGTCCAACTAGTAAAATCTGCCGCATACTTTCCAATACCTGAATCCCCCTTCCATGCAATATTGTTCAACTGAATATCCCTACCGTTGCCGGAAAAGTCAATCAGCTTGTCGCCAAACTCTGCGTGGTTCTCGTTGGTGATTCCCTGCTTGATAGTATTACACAGTATATCAGGTTTAAGAGTTCTATCCAAGTTGTAGTAAGCTATTACTTGGTTAATCTCATCAGTAGTTAATGCTCTTTTAGCAATGAAGGTCCAGTACCAAGCTACTTGAGATACCTCCCCAATAGTCCCATCATTAAAGCAGTACCCTTCTACGGAAAATTTACCATCTATACGCGCAGTGCCACCCGTGTCCATGCTATAATCTTTCCTATCTCCTAATATGTCATTAATACTAATCCTATTTTTAAAAATGTCAGAAATGTCAGTAATTTTATAACCATAAATTCCACATTTACCTTCTGTATTAGATATTACGTTATTGCGTATATACCCATTTTGAAAAGGTCGTATTTGGTTTGTATAGGTAAACTTCTCATTTTCTAAGTTAAGCATCATACTCACCACCGTAATCTCGCTGCTTCCTCCCAACATTTCCTTAACCGTCTTGGTGGAAGTGATTAAGTCGTCTTTACCGTCAGTGACGAAGGCGCCTTCATATTCAGGAAGAACTTCGATAGTAATATCACAATCAAAGGTTATCTCATTTTCTACAATAGGAGTTATTGTAAATCCTATCCATGATTCATTAACAATTGAATCAGTTGGACGAAGAGATTTAGGTAATTTGTGAATACCATTGTCCAAGTCTAATAAAGTTTGATAAACTGCATTTTCTGTTTTTATATATGAATATCTTAGCTTACTATCCCCTTTCAAACCACTTACTTTAATTTTAAAAGAAGGTATTTCTGTTATATCTAATAATTGGTCGTTTTGCTTTACATAACTAAATATTAAACCTCTATTCGCACCTAATACTTTAGTAATATGTATTTTATTATCATTAATACTATATATAGAATTGTAAGTCGGTAATTGTTTCCAAGTTTTATTAGCACCAAACACAACAGGATAACCATTATGGCCTGACATGCCTTCGTAAGCCGCATTGCTAATCACAAACGGATTGTCAGAGTCAACCAAGTTCTTGATTACAGCCCTGTCAGGGTCGTCGTTGCTCTTGCCGTCACAGATACAGACAGCGACCAAAGAAGCTAATACTTCCGGGTCTATGTAAGGACGGTCGGAAGTATCAGCCCGGCGGGAAGGTGAACCGATTTGGTTCAAACCAACCCGATTCAACCCTATTACATTTAATGGTAACTTGTTAAGCTTCATTGCCGGATTCGGTTACTGTTCCACTTAATACTTCACTTCCACTCTCGATGCGGATAGTTTTCGGATAAACTAAAGCCGAGAAGTCATAGTCAAAGATAATCCCCGAATTATACGGGATGATGTTGGGAACCGCTACCATATCAAAGCCTCTCTCAGTGGCAGTCCGACCGTCAACAGCTTCCGCATATTCACCATTCTTCTGATAGATTTTAAGACCACCATTGGACACACGCTCCAAGTGAATATTAAAATCTGCATTTACCACTACTTCCGCCACATATTCCTGAGTATCATTATTCTTTGTAAATCTTAAATCTGCCATGATTGTTCCTCCTTTTTTAATTTATAACAATTCCCATCCGGCTTCTATGTCTGCCATGACAGCCGGAACACCGTTCTCTACACGTGAGATAGCGGCAGCGAAAGCACACATGGTCGCTTTGTCGTTGATGTCCGGGACGTATGTGTTAGGGACCTGCATTTCACTGCATACACGGCTGATATATCCGGCTGTATTATTCTCGTTCTCCGGTGCCCACCGGTGGATAAAATCTGCCACCGTCTGACAGCCGTGTCTATTACGGTAGTTCTGCAAAGTGCGGATAAGGGCACGGTAGCCCCATCTCATTTCCGTAAACTGGAAGAACGACTTATCTTCCTGCTTTTCTCTCAATCCCTGCCATTTGTCCTTTGTGATGCGGATGTTGCCCGGATTATTGTTTCTTAGTCCTCTTGGTAAACTCATATTTATTTCCTCCTATAATATCAATGTTAATACTCCGATTTGAATCGCTTGTCCGATGAACCCGCCTATCAGCGTGGCGGCAATATCGAGCCAATCCCATTTTCCACCGTATGCACAGTCTTTGAACTCCATGCCGACAGCCAGTCCTGCCGCAAACAGGATGGTTAACAGTGCACCTGCCGGGATGGCGTAGAGCAGGTGCTTGATACGGTTACTTTCATTTATCCAGCTCATCCTTCTTCTTATCCGTTATAGATTCCTCAATCGCTTTCTCCAACTCCCTGCTCTTGAAGCCGACCAATACAAGCAGCAGTTTGAACACATTGATATCCTTATGGATTCCCTTTGTCTCACAATAGTTGGATTTAATGCTTTCAAGCTCCGCCAGACAACCGATAAGGACAACTATCACAGAAACAACCAATGCGGAAACTCCCAAAGGTTCTCCAATAGCCTTACCAAGAACGGCACCAAGTATCAACAGGCAGATATAATCTCCGCATTTCAATAAGAATCTCTTTACGCAACGGCTCTTTCTGAATTCTTCTCCACGTTTGATAGACTTGCTTACTCCATACCACATATCCACAATTATGAGGATTAAAATAAACAGCATGAGCCATCTCATATCCCACATGAGAGCGTATAGTTCACCTACAAATACCGATGAGCTGATAGTGCGTGTCAACTGACCTTTTACCATAAACAAGTGAGATAAACGGTCAACAACGAAATTACCTCAATCCAAAACATAGGCTTCCTCTTTATGAAATCGGAGATGAAGTTACCCGTCCAATGCTTCTTCATGGAGATAGCCATGTAAATAATGAATCCCAACCATAACAGAAGCCAATACCAGCTATTGCAACCCACCCATATCTGGGAGAATACTAAGGACATGGCGGCACCGATACAATGGGCTGTTTTCTCGCTTCCCTTGAAATTGGGAGACACACCGAGCACAACCATACCGACAACCGAAAGGAATACAAGAAACTGGCTGTTCTCCGTACTTGATTCCAAAGCTGCCGGAAGAAGCAGAACACCGGAGCCAATCATACACAGAGCGAACCAAAACTTATGCGTCAATGCGTAGTAGGTATCACTGATAGAGTAAGGAATCCCCTTTTCTTTCTTAATCATCGCAGAGACATATCCGGCGATGAGGATAAATGAAAACAATACTAATAGAATCATAGCGTTATCTGTTTTTGAGTTTATAATGCAAAATTGAGTTGTTCCGGGTATCCGGTCTTGTAGTTATAGGATTCCACCTGTTGCACAGTAGACAAGCCTTTCACAGCCGCAATATGTGACTGTGTTACGTTGTAGCAGTCAAGGGCGTACAACTCTAATTGGTTGAGCATATTCAAAGCATCATCTACCGGAATCACGTACTTCTCCGCATTGTACCAAAGCGTGGTATTTATCCGACCGGATTCTTTCTCGATACCGATTGAGTTGACCAACCCGACACGGGTATCCTTGTCAAGCCATATCGTTTTACCGGCAAGCGTGAATGAATTGACGGCATTCGACTTGTCATAGGCGTTGATTTCCGCTATCTTCATCTCTTTCTGTTCGTCAATCGTATATTCATGCTCGACCAGTACGGGATACCCGTCAGCATTCTCTTTAATCTCTTTACCGGATGATTGACCGTTTAACAACTCTTGCCAATACTCTGCGCTTATTTCTACACAATCCTTAATCGGATAATCAAAAAATCCGCTTTTCCAATACATTTTTTTATTTACTGCCATAACCTTTTATCATTAATTATTTCCAGCTTCCTATTGCTATCCATCTGAATGACTGCGAAGAAGGGGATACATTTCCCGCATCTGCATATCTTCTATAAACCGTAAAATATGAAGCATATATAGCGGCATAATTCACAGACCATATAGAATTATTAGTGTTATCTGTAGAACTAGAAAAAGCAAGGGAAAAACAAGATTTAAAAGATAACGGGAAACTGATAGATTGATTATTTGAAGCACCGGCGCTAAAATATCCCCATTGAATCAACAGGCCGTTATTGAACTTTGCATATCCGTTCTGACCGAGTGAGACAGTCATGGCATTGGACAAATCGGATTTGGCGTATTGAGATAGATCTGACTTCAATGCCAATTTAGTTTCAGTTGGAGTGCCCGCCTCTATGGAATAATCATCCTGGACAGTAAGCGTCATACTACATATTGAAGAAGGATTATCCGGGTTTATCCAAGATAAATTCATCCAAGCACCAACTTGAATATCATTTTCTAAAAGGTATGGGCTGTAAATAGAGACAGGAATGTTCAGTCCTGAATTATATGTATATTCCCCTCCGTACTGCACATGCATTTTCATATACCCTCCGTCGTAGTAAAGCTTCTTTATATTATTCGCATCTTCATTGCTTAAGAATAAAGGCGCCCTACCAATAGTTAACAACTCCGGAGTATTTAAGATAATGAATTTACTTGTTGACGACCCATTTGTACTCATTTTCGACATTTCCATTTTTTCAAGAAGTATGGTCATATTAAACATTTGTCCGTCTTCGGATATTTGTGTTTTCTCCGGACTGGAATTTCCGGATCGTACATAACGCTCTCCATTTACATCAAAATATGAAAGAGAAAGTACATTATTTATAAATTGGATTACCCAATACGGTATACCAGATGCGTTGCCGCATGTGAGAGTATACGTATCATAAGGTACAGAATAAAGCTCTATAATCTTCTGTAATTGTGTGCGGAATTGTTCATTGTCAACTTTCTGAGAAACACCTTCAGGCTTAAATCCTCCCTCTACTCTGAATTCGAAGAATTGCTGTACTCCATCAACCCAAAAATGATTGTTAAAGCTTGAATTATTATCTTTATTAGAATATTTGATCAAACAAGTTTCCTGCAAAAGCATAGGGTCCGAACAGACAGAGAACGGTTCGCTTACTATGGCAGTACCGGAGTTACCCTCCCTGATCTTCAAGGTATACACGGAATCTTTCAGGCCTGTTACACTTGCCATGAATAGCCGGGTGTTATCATTGACTCTATATTCATCCAATGATATATCATTATTCTCATTGGTAATATTATCACAGATAACAGCTGATACTACATCACTGTAATCATCTGAAAAGATTTGGATCAATATTTTATCTGTAGTGTAGAACTTCTGGATATAATCTATATCCTGTTGAAATTCGTTCTTTAAAGGATTAAAGAACAATGGGCAAATGTCTCCTGTTTTAATCATACGGTCTTTTCGTTCTTGATTGGGTAGTGTGCCACATGACACCGTATCGCAAATATACTAATTTTTATTACTTAAAACAATAGATTATCAACTTTTTATATCCTTAACTATCAGAGTATAGGTACTTCCTTTCTCTTTGGCTATGTTCAACGACAGATTCTTAATATATCCCGTTATCGTCTCACCTTGATTCGTGAACCTTACAAGTCCGGTCAGGTCTGAAGGAACATCTATGTCGCTGGTCTTTATGTTGACCTCCCCGACTGTAAACAGGCGTTCCGGGATTAACAGATCATCCGTTTCCCTTACTCCATCTATGGATACATCACTGTTTCCGTTAGAAGACGCAAATTTAAGTATGCCGGTACAGGCTCCAATGTATTTCTTATTAGCCTCCAACATGAAGCGTGGGGAGTAATTAAGGTTAAACATTGTATCCGGACTCAACAGACCGGAAAGCTGGGCTGCCGAATAAGGTCTGTATAAAAGTAACGGCTGATCCACCGGAACCGAATTGTCACACTCCACAAAGAAAACATCATTATCACTATCGTTATCGGTAGTATCCTCTCCTCTCTTTTGAACCAAGAACTCTATTCCATAGGCGTCAGCACGGTACGGACTGATCAAGGATAGGGTATTGTCGGTCAGTTTCAAGCCGGTGCTGAATTCGTTGGTAAACCGGAACTCGTCACGTCCATTAACGCTATCGTAATCCTGCTTATCATATCCTACCTTTACCGAAGAATATATCAATGAATCATTGACAGCCAATTCGTAGTCATTGATTTCCATCCCTAATTCATTGACTACCGTATTTGCGAACAAATTATCACGGTGAGTAAATGTCACCTCATTCCCACTTATTACAGGAACATATCCGAACTCCGCTTCCATCCATTCACAGAACTTCTTATACGAAGTGTATATTTTAGCTTCAGGAAGTCCACGGGCGCTTTCAGCTGCCATGATGTATGTCCTTTCCAACTTCAAGTTTCTCGAACCATCGGCAATATCATAATTAAAATATCCTTTATATTCCGCATTTCCCTCTGACATACTGTTTAGTAGGTTGTTCAAGACTGTTACAGGGGATACAATGTCAATATTTACCGGACTAGCTCTAGCTATAAATTCTGTTTTCAGTTGAAAGTCACGAAAAAACACAGTAGTGGAATGAGCATTAATATTGCTATACCATAATTCCAAGACAATAAACAATCCCTGCCCTTTGTATAAACGAATCTTTAAGTTTTCGGAAACATGAGTAGGATCAGTACTATTTGCATCACACATCCATCTTTTTAGTTCTGCTAAACGCCCATCTTCATAACGGCCTCCTAGAATCACGCCAGCGTTTTTAAGATAATCGTGTCCGCTACCAACATAAAAATCAAAACTAAATTTTAATGTTATATCAATATCGAACAATGCTCTAACAAAGACTGCGATATCCTCCTTTGACTCAAAGGGAACGTCTTGAAATACCAATGGGCTATCTCTTCCTGGCAATTCTCCATCTAAAGTATAAAGAGGTAAGCTATACCTTTCGGCTTCTGTATATGTATCAGCATCAACTGTTACATATTGTAAAGAAGCATCATTCTCTACTGTATTTCCACCTAATACATAAGGTTTACTGTAATTCATACTTAAAGAATCGTAATATAACTCACGTTTATTTTTTATATATTTAATAGGATACTCATATTGAATACTCTTCTTCGCCTTAATAATAGCAGCCAGCGTATTGTCTATCGCATTGATATAAACCACATATCCATCTTCCGAATATGTGGAAAAATCCAGTGCGCACCGGAAAACTTCGTCATACTCCCAATTATTATTTCTCAAGGAGAATATAACAGTAGCAGAAGCCTCCATATACTTAGACCGATATTCCTTTTTCAGAAGTATAAAAGCATTATTCACAAATTCAAAACTCGTAGAATATGACCGTACCACTCCATCATAATTGGGACGTTTATGTGATAGTTCAAAATCGTCCCAATTCTTCAAATCATCGGTTACATCATACCTTCTATCCCTTATTAAAAGTTCGCATTTAAACATAGCTATTTTTTCTTATGAATATTCATTGATTTTACATCCTCACACATACGTTTTACCATGAAGGCATATTCCTTTGCGCTAATTTCGTTCTTCCGGATCTGCATTCCATAATGGGACATGACAGCGACACGTTCACGAACAAAGTAATTTTTATCCATTTTAGAGGCATTTTCCGACTTCTCTCTAGCATTTGCTCGTTCAAGCAAATATTTACTCATAGAAAGGATAGAAGTTGCTTTTTTGCGTATATTATCATGATTGGACGGGGAGTACTTGAACCCGAAATCTGACAGTATCCTCGTAGCAGCCTCCCAGTCATTGTTTTTAATCATTACCTCAACACCTTTCATACACTCAATTTTTATATGAAGGTTGATGATGTTGTTTCTTTTTGACATCTCAGACAAGAAAGAAGCGCCTCCTATTATTTCCACGTATTCTGTGATAAGTTTTTCCGATTGTTCGGACAGTTCTTCATCAGAGTGTTTCCCTTCGATAATAAGCTTGCTTTTATCTCCGGTGAATACATCGATGAATGTATCCAGTGGAATTTTATCTAGGTCGGTGTATAGCATATTATACGATGATTTAATTTATACTCAAATTCTATTCGCTAAACGATGATATTCGGAAACTTTAGCCATCTTGCGGAATGCCCTGTTTAATTTAGCTATCCCTTCATTGGTTGCTTCTGTATTCCTTTCGAGTCTACGATAATCATTATTGACATTAACAATCACCGGCTCACCGTCATTACTTCTTCTTTGCCTATCCAACATCAAAGCGTCTGAATGTAAAGCCATCGTTCGATAATCAACAATATTCGGAATAACCTTTGTCCTCTTTGGAATATCTACCAATGTGGGAACGGAGGGAGTTATATAAGCCCCGTTATCCGTTTCAATCACTTCCTGTCTCCCCCCGTCACCGACAATAGCCAATCCACCGGGATGGTTATCCGTTCCTTTTGCATATTTAGGTATTGGTTGAGCAGCAATAATAGCTATTTGAGCGGCCCCCATCGCACCTATTACAGCGGCAAGAACAGCTCCGGCAATAGGTCCGGCCTGCGCAAAGGCTTGCATTATTGCCAGAGAGGTAGCAATAGTTGTTTGCACGATGGAGTTTGCTTTCTGCCACTTGGCCTGCTTCTGTTCCAGCTCGGCCTTTTGCTTTTCAAGTTCCTTATCTCTTTGGGCAGTCCTGTCTTCCGCCGCCCTTTTTCTTGCTTCCGCTTCCTCTGTAGAGATAGCACCAGACTCGGCTAAATCTTCGATGCGTTCCAGCTCTTCTTCTCCGGCTTCTTCGTTCTTTTCTTGTTGTTCTTCTATTTTCTCTATTTGTTGATCGTACATTCCAATCATAATAGAAGTTAGTCCTTTCGATATTGCACTGATACTACCTAGTAAGTCCTCCATTCCCAGTTTTCCATCACGGACGACCTTTGTAATAAGGTACATTAACCCTCCAAATAACGTGCCTAATCCATCTACTGCATTATTGCTGACATCTTCCAAATGTTGTAATGAAGCATCCAGCTCTGCCCAATACTTCTTTTCATCTTCTGTTTCTTCATCTCTGGCTTTTTTCTTAGCGTCACGTACTTTATTGGCTAAATCTATTTCAGCTTTCGCTAGAGCCTCTTTTATTTTAAACTTTTCCTCATCAGACAAACCGGAAATATCTATTTGCTCTTTGAGGAGATCGATCGCTCTTTGAGCTTCTTGAATGGCGTATTTCTCTGTTATTTCTGCTTTGTTTTTTTCGTATTGTTCTTTAGAAATGATTCCCTGCCTATATCGTTCTAATTCATCATCAATCTCTTTTTGCATGCTTTGAGAAGATACAATAGCTAATGTTGCATATTCTCGTTGCTTTTCCTCCAATTGATACTTAACAGAATCTTCTACCCTCTTCCTTTCTTCTTCGTCTATTTTATCCAGGTATTTTTTGTCAATAGCCAGCAACTCATTTCGAAGTATTTCTTCATAATTAGCCCTTAACTTATTTTCTTCCTCTGAATTACCTTTGATGGATGCTATATTTTCTTCATACTTCTTTTCTGCTGTTGCTCTTTCTTTTTCATACTCATCATCTATAAGGGAAATGCGGGTATCGGAAAGGCGTTTAGCGATGTCTTCTTGATATTTGGCTAAATCTTTGGCAGCTTTTTCCCTCTCTCTTTTCCTCTTCTCTTCGTCACTATCTTCTTTTCCCGGAGTAGATGTATAAGCTGAAACATCTATCTTGTTCATCAAATTTTCATTTGATTTCCTTAAACTGTCAATTTCTAAAGCTGTATCAGATGCTTTTTTCCCATAAAATTCCACTAATTCTATCTGATCCCTTATGGCTTTATTCCTAGTTACATCATAATCTTTCCCTTGGCTTTTTCTTAAATTAGCAGAAGCCATATCTAATACCTCCTGTGCTTGTACCTGTTTTACTAAATATCCTAGTTTTTCATTATTCTTTTCGTCAATTTTCATTGAATTTTCTGCTATTTTGTCAGCTTGAGCCCTAGCGATAGCAGATGCGATAATTGATTTCTTTAGTTCTCCATAGGCAGCAGAAGCTTTACCCGCTAATACTTCCTCATTGCTCATATTTTTAAAATATGATGGATATCTTTTCTGTAATTCGTCGACGGCATCATTTCTTTCTTTCAAAGAACGGGAAGTATCTTGCGTTGCTTTGTATAATAAATCCAGTTCCGTTCTCTCCTTTACGCTATTAGAGATTCCTTTTCTCTTCGCAAGAGCTAATTCTGTTTCTGCATCTACTAAGTCTTTTACAGCTTTTTCCCCTTTAAATAAACTAGCTACCCAATCCATTATATCTTTTCCATATACAGAAAGCAAAGTAATACCTACTACCAAAGCTGTTTGCCAATTAAGAATAGATTTTGTAAGCTGCTTCCATACAGGAATACCTTTTTGTCCGGCTTCCTGCATTGCCTGATACTCTATTCTTGCTTTTTCCAGTTCATCGGCAAGCATCGGCAAGTTGTTGGATATTGCAAGGAAGAAAGTATTCCACCCGACAGCCAAAGAGGGTAATTCACGTGCGACTTGCTGAACTGACATATTTAATCCATTCCAATGAGACGCATAATTACCTACATTTCTTTGGTAGTTGCCCATTTGAGCATCCATAGACTTTAACTCATTCTTTAAAGTCTGTATTTGCTGTAAGGTCTTTTGCCCTTCAGCTCCCAAAAATGAATCTTTAGGCATATTTTTCAGCCTTTTTTCAAGAGCTAATACCGCAGCATTCATTTCATTATAGCTACTAGCAGTTGAAATGATAACTGCTGAATGATTCCGGATTAAATTGGAATATTGCTTGTTTTGCTCCGATAACTCTGTTTGTCTTTGTTTTAACAGGGCTGATTTATTGAGATATTCAGTAATTCCAATAGTCCCATTCTTATATTCCTTATCTAAAGACTTTAATTCATCACCAAGCTCTTTTATTCGAATTTTATTCTGAATCGTATCTGCTGTTAATTTAGTTACATGGCTATCATAAGTTAATATGTTGTCAACTATTTCTGTGTATTTTGCTTCTGTAGTTGAAATAGCCTGATTCAGTTGATTTGCCGATTGCGCATAAGACTGATTGGCTTGTGCAGCTGAATTTTGTGCACTAGAGGTACTTTGAAATTTAGAAGAAAGCACATCAAGAGAACTTGAAAGCTTATTTATGGCCTTTGCCAGATCGTCAAATTGCTTGGGAAGCGTATTTAACGTTAGCAATTTTGTTATCTTGTTTCCATAGTCTTCCAGTAGTTTATTCTGTCTTTCCTGAATAGACGCCAATTTGTTTTGAGTAGTGATAAGGCCGTTTAAAGTCTTATTATACGCATTGGATTTATCGGAAAGTTCTTGATAATTCTTAGGACTGGTTTTCATCCCACTTGCCAATAGCCCTATAAATTGCTTATAGGCGGCATAGTTTTCATTGAATTCTGTTTTTAGTCTATCTAATTGGTCGAAAACGCTTTTATCGACAACATCGGTAATTTTTAATTCATTAGCCATATAACGTGCGAATTAAGTACCATGCCACTTGACACAGTTTCCGCACAAATATAAAAAGAATTGGCGAATTTTACAAGCTATTTAGAATGAATAAAGATAAGATAAAACGGCAAAAGAAAAGCGGAGGTTAAGACTCCGCTTCTATTTATGTGTTTAGAATATATATATTTCTGAAGAAAGATTCTATATCTGCCGTTTTAATAGTGCCATTTTGTAATGATGTTTTTCTTAAAAGCAAATAAGCACTATTGTCTTCATCTGTTCGGTGTTCAAAAGTTTCTGTACCAAAATAAGTATTGACCATTATACGGTAAAAACGAAAACGTTTGGTAGAACTTTTATCTTCACCAATACTATTAGCACCTATAAATGCAAAAGATGAATTATGATCACTTTCAAAATAATGTCTCATTATATATATACAGCTCATTACTATCCTTCTTGGCTCAAAATCATTTGTTTGAAAACTGTATCTATTATCCAAGTGAGCTTGTGATTTCAGATAGAATTTAATAGCATAAACATTATTTTCATATACTTCTACATCTACAAGATATATCTTTCCGCTTTTCATTGATTTAAAGCGCCATAAATCAATTCTAATCATACCTTCAGATGTAGAAGGCTTACACATAATAAATTCAGATCCGTAATAAGGTGGAAGAATTTTCATTACGGTATAAGATAATCATATACAGGTATTCTGTATGCTTTATGTTCCTTGATAGTAACTCTTTTGAATACGACTTTATTTGAGGCTTTATTTATAGCCTTTTTAGGAAACGTTTTTGTATTGGAGTTATTGGATTTCATAATCATTATACTATTGAGTTGTTTATATTTTCACTAATTATAAAATAATTCTTCTACTAATAGAAGCAATACAGCATGAGGTACTAACCACACTCCCTCCTCCAACAATAGTCCTTAAGGGAACCTCTTTTTCATTATCTAATGGTTCCCATCCAAGTCTTTCGCCTTTAGTCCTTATAGTACAGCGTACCTCTCTTTTATAGGCAATCTTTTGACGTTTTTTTAAATCACTCCCCATTAGTCTTATATTTAAACTTTATTTTTCTATTATTACTATCATCAACAGTATTACTGCTATCTTTGTTCGTAACGCAACTTTGGTACGTTACTTTGATGATACAAAGGTAGTAACTTTCCGAATAATAACAACAGCAATAATGTTAAAACAACATCCAACAACATCCAACATCATCTTTTTAGTAATATTTAGATAATCAAGAGCTTAATCATTGCCATTTACACCTACATCAAGAACTGTATTTTCAGCACTATTGTCACTATGCCTATCAATGGCAATAAAACCCAATGTACGAACACAAAAAAGCCCGTCTACTTGACGGGCTAGAATTAGTTAAGAGTAAATTATAAAGTAGACTCAGAGAAATCCAATTCGTAGACGATCTTTCCGCTTTTATCCCTGCTGAATACTCCTACTCCGATAAGTTCGGGAAAGCCGGGACCTGGTGTCCAAAAAGGAACGGATATTGCATCTCCTTCGGCAAGTTCGATAGTTTTCGCTAGCTTTTCGGCTTCTTCCTTGCATATTTTCTCTAATGTTTCCATACTGTCCGTAGTTTTTCCACAGCGGACTACAATTTCATTTTGAGGGTTTGATGTTTTCATATATCACAATTTAATAAATGAGTTAGTTGAATAATCAATGATAAATCCATCAGAAATTCCATAGTAAGCTTCTCTTTCCGAATCTAAAAAGAATTGCAGCATCTTCCCACCAAAAGAGTGCCTCTTATAAAAAGCTCTAATTTGCTCTTCGTTTAGAAGCTTTTCCGTTTGTATTTTAACTCCATTACTTTGCCTATCAATCACATAACATCCAATACCTTCTATAGCACATAAATACTCTTTGTTATCTTTCTTAATTTCTGCGATAGGTACGGTGTTAACTGATTTTATGACCATTCCCGTAACATATATACTTGATAAACGGTAGGGCTTGTCTTCAAAAGAATCAAAAATAATTTTCAATCCTATAACTCCATTGGCTCCTAATGATTTTATCTTTTTTATCATATCGGTAAAACAATCACTTATGACAGGCTCTTTATAAGTCGTATTTACATATCCGCCTTTCGATTCAGATACTAAACTACCCACTGGTGTATAATCAAAATTAACCGTAGGGGCTTCTGTTACAAATATGCCATTTTTGGTAAAATCAGAATAATCAAGAATGTAGGTAGATGAGTAAGGCTTTGGCAATGATCCACAAGAGGCAAAGAGAAAGGCAACCACCATAAAAGGGAAAATGATGATATATTTTTTCATGATTTCCATAATAAATAATCTAATTAAAATTTTAATGATGCAGTAATTTCATTTGGTTTAGCCTGTAGTATAAGAGTATTCCCAGCTTTCCATTTAAAATGGATTGAACAAACCTCGCACATTATGCCCGCAGCAGCGGCTGCATAACCAAGAAATCGCCATACATCTCTATTCCCATAATCTATCACTTCTCCGTTTTTATCTAACCGAGCATTACATTTTGAGCCCGCCAAAAAGAATACGCCAGACAAAGCAGCACATCCTAATGCACTATATTGGAAAATAGATGAACGTTTTAAATAATATCCCGATATAACAATATTGTTATTAGCTATTATTTTTTCTAGGTCCATATCCAAAGAATCCCGAATTGAAATGCAAGTATTCGTTTTCTCTTGCAACGGTTGGGAAGCAGGGTGTTCAAAGTTTTGCGCATAGAGACACGCATTCCATAGAAAAAGGAACAGCATTAAAGATATATTTCTCATTTTGTGTGTTTTATGTTATACAATAATGACAAAATAACGGACAACTGTTCATAAATCCAAATAAATCGCCATATATCTTCATTCATCACGCAAAAAAGTTTCTTTTCCTTGCATTTTTCAAAAATAGTTTGTATGTTTGCGGTGTCAAATCATTTACAGGGGCGGCAAACTCCTGTGGTCTCCATTGGAGTTATTTTTTTGCCAAGACATATTATAGTAGTATCGTTTTAAAGATATTGCGCCTACCGAGTGGAGATACGGAAACGCCTCCAAAATAATCCTGTGGATGATTTGACAGCTCGTAGTAGGCGCATTTTTTATGTTATGTCAAATCATCCTATTCAAGTCCTAAAACAAACAGAATTGCTTGGACATCAATTCACCGTTTATGGAACGGCAGAAAATCCATTGTTCTTAGCCAAAGAAGTAGCAGAGTGTATTGAATACGACTTAAGTAGCGTGAACAAGCTAGTAAACCTTGTAGATGATGATGAAAAGGTTCGGAATATTCTTCCGACCCTCGGTGGAAATCAGGAAGTTTGGATGCTAACCGAGGACGGATTATACGAAGTCCTTATGCAATCCCGTAAACCAATTGCCAAACAATTTAAAAAGGGAGTAAAACAAATCCTTCACGAAGTCAGAACTACTGGCGGCTACCTTGCTACCAAAGCGGAAGACACCCCCGAAGAAATCATGGCACGTGCCCTCACTATCGCACAAGCCACCCTTGCAAAAAGAGAAGAACGGCTAAAGCAGCTCGAAGCCGAAACGGAACAACAGCAAGCCACTATCGAGTTACAAGAAAAGGAAATCAAGCAGGCAGCCCCTAAAGTCAACTACTACGATACCCACCTCCAATCGGTCAACACTCTTACTTCTACACAAGTAGCCAAGCAAATCGGTATGGTTGCGGAGAAACTGCACAAGAAACTGAACGAAGCCGGGATAATATTTTATCAATCCGGGCAATGGCTTCTGTATTCCCCTTATTCTGCGTGGAAACTCCATGATACACGCACCAACACTTTCACTCGTTCGGACGGTTCAACGGGGACAAACTCGTACACAGTTTGGACGGAGAAAGGAAGAAGGTTCATTATTGCCCTGTATGAGAATGGGTGGAATGTGAAGAAAGCCATCAAGCAGATTAAAGGTGAGTTGAATACAGCGGCATAACCAATCCCCTTCCCTAATTCATTTACAGCAGTCCGTTCCAATGCCGGACAGCCAAAGTTATATCGAATAATTGAAAGAAAAATGAAGAATTTGTTTGGAAATACAGAAAGAGTTGCTACATTTGCAACATCCTTCAAACTCATAGGCAAGCGGAAGCCTGCCAAGTACATATTCGCAGGCATTTTTTATGCTCTGACGATACTTATTATAAATATAACGGTTGCTACCCCCGTGTTGAGCGTTAATGCGCCAACTGCCTATGAGGTGAAGGATAACGGGAAAGGGCAGCCGTTTTTCTTGCCTAAAATGCCAAAAATATCCTTCAAAATGGCAGAATTAGTTTTTCAAAACAGTAATGGCAACGATGTTACTACTTCTTTAATCGTTGCGGAAGTGTTCGGTAAAGAACATAGTAAGGTAATGAGAGATATTGAAAACCTCTCATGTTCAGAATCTTTTAGAGCCGCCAATTTTGGCGTGTCCTCTTACACCACCTCTCAAAACAAACAACTTCCGATGTACGAAATGACCAAAGATGGATTTAGTTTTCTTGTCATGGGTTACACGGGCGCAAAAGCCGGAGAATTTAAGGAAAAGTTCATTAATGAGTTCAACAAACGGGAAGCGTTACTCAAAAATGACGATTATATCCTTATGCGCTCCCAGCAGATTCTTCAAAAGCGTTTAGAAGCATCCGAAGAGAAAATAAAAAAGCTGGAAGTGGAGAAACAGGCAATCATCGAAGAAACGAAGCCAGCAGTAGTATTTACCGAATGTGTGAAGAATTCCCCTACTAACATCCTTGTCCGTGACCTTGCCAAGCTAATCACGCAGAACGGATTCAAGATTGGAGAGTACCGCTTGTATGATTGGCTTGTAGAGAAGAAATACCTTATCCGGCATAAGCGGTGGAGCAAGTCGAAGGGCAAGTATGACAACGACTACACCCCTACACAGAAGGCTGCGGAGATGTTCCTTTTCTTCGTAACGGAAAATGCAATAATGCAGGGAGGAACCTTATCGTTTATCAAGCACACCTGTTACGTAACCGGCAAAGGACAGGTTTACTTCTTGAACAAGTTTAAAGAGCTTTCTAAAGCCGCCTAATCACACCGCCATGTTAGAACTTTTAATACTGCTGGGCACCCTGTATGCAGCATACAGGGTGTTCCGTAAGGGAAGCGAACGCTTCTTTTACAACGACTAATAGCAATTATATCGAAAAATCAAACGAATCACACGAATCACACAAAAATATATCATTATGGAATTTTCAGAAATTAGAGAAAAATTTGAAGGTCTGACAGCAGACCAAGTTTGCGAACTGGCAAAGTTCGGTAAAGAGATTTTAGACCATGCCGGAATGTTCGGCTTATCATCTGGGTTGCTGAACTTGATTAAGGATATTCTCAACGCAGATGATTATGTGTATGATGACAATAAGTGTACAATCGAGACACTTATACATATTATCAGCCTAGTTAATGATTTGACTGAAAAATGTCTGCATGAACGCAAAACCCCGTTTGGGCTTACAGGGCTAAAAGATGATAATGAATACTTAGGATTAAAAGACGAGACCAAAATAGAAGCATTATAATATATTTGTCAGGGGCTTCGGTTCCGGCACATTGAAAGTTGACGCCAATCAGCGGGAAAGGGTAGCTTTAGGGCTGCCCTTTCTTTACTGCCGGATTCATGCAACGTTTCTCTCCCGGACCATATTTGAGATAATAGCATAAACCTTATCCAAGATATTATTTCTTTCCGCTATTTCAAGTTTTGTTTCTCCCTTGAACTTCTTCTTGTAGTTACCAATAGAAATGTGATAGAGGTAATATAATTGCTCATAGACCTTGTGCCAAACGTCTTGTTGTCTTGTATTGGTTGCCGAAGCATATTTGTTCACCAGTTGACGGATCTTATCACGGAGAGATATTTCCGGCACCTTTTCAGAGGAAACAGCAACAGCTAACAGCAATTTGCCGTTTTCTTCCCTCTCCTGCTCCATTGCATCCAGTCTCTTTTCTACGTTTTCGATCCGTTTGCTTTGTTCAAGCAACGCTTGTGCGGACTGAACCAATATTTCAAGCTGGGATAATGGTTTCTGTTGTTCTTTTAAAGCTTTTTCCATCGTATTAAAAGCTGCAATGTAGTCAAGTTTAAAGCGCATAGCCTTTTTCCCTGTAAATCCCATAGCCAACAAAGTAAAGCCATCACGATTCATTATAAACATTGGGTATTCTTGTTTATTTTGTTCATTAACATAAATAGTTTCAACAAACATGGGGTCAGCCGAATTTTCGGCACACCCCTGTATAAGCTCCCTAATAGCATCTAAAACATGTTTATGCTCTTTCCCGAACTTTTCAGCTACCAACAAGCTACTTGTTAGTGCTTGGTTGTTCTTACCTTTAAACACTAAGTCATTCATATTATTATTTTTTGTTCTATTTTTCCTATACTTTTTGTATAACCCCCGAGATTTTTCTAACCACACACCCTGAATATTGTCCTATTCTTCTTATTACGGATATATGTATTCAACGAAAACGCCTTTGTAATCTTCCCCCTCTTTTACATACCAAATACTGCCATCCTCCTTAGAATAAAGAACAAACACCGATTTCTCCATTTTTGCCGCTTTTCTTGCGATTTCCCGCATTTTCTCTATAGAAGCAAGCCGTTTGTTACCTTGACACCAGCAACTCATAATACTCCAAATTTTGAAAAGTAATTTTTTAGAGCCGGGTTAAGTACATATTCGAGGAAGTATTCACGGGACTTCCCTCCTACTCCCAATATGACACTTCCATACTTCCTTTCTATATCCGGACCTATGTCGCTTCCTCTCGTTTCTATCTTCAATCCCTTTGAGGACGAAGAGACACGTATAGAATCATAGAATTCGCCTGTTATAATGAGGTTGGGAGTGTAAATATCCCTAGCCGGATAACCTTGGAAAGAGGGGGTAGGTTTTGTTATCCTCTTCTTCATCTTAGCGTACCCCTTTGCATTGTTCTTCCACTTCCCGGCTTCATCAGTAGCAAACCAAGGGTCATTCAAGTAGGTCGGTCGTAATGGCTTATCATTCCCATTTACACCTGAATACAACTGCTCTGTCACAAATTCCCTAACAAGAGATTTGTTTGACTCCATGGTATTTTGAATCTCTCCTTCAAACCCATTAACAAAAGCTGTCACATTATCCAATGCTTCTTTTATTGTAGCCATACGCAAACATATAAAAGAAAAGGGAAGGCAAATGCCCTCCCCCTTCCTGAAAACAAACCACTTTAAATAGTATCCTCTAAAGGAGATCTGACACCTACTATCTTATCATAGATATCAGAGAGGATATTTTCCTTCTCTATTTCAGTCCGGTCGAGGAAAAGCACTTTATGCCTAGCAACAAACTCCTTTTTCTTCATTTTCCGGACTTCTTCGTCTACGAAATTGATTCCCTCTACTTTCATGATACCCATTGTTCAATACCTACAACCCCATTCTTTTGAAGATCCTTTGGTGATTTTAATGAAGGGGTTTCTGTAGCCGTGATAACCAAATTTCCATTTTCAAATTTAACAGCGGATACCCCACCATCAAAACAAGTTGCTGCACCTTCAGCCAATGCCGCACCAAAGAAAGAAGTAACATCAAGATTACCGAAATGCTCTTTCAGCTTGTAATTGTTTTCTCCGGAGTCTATTTTTACAAGATCCACATAGACCAGCCCTTTCAAGGATTCTACTACATCAAACTTATATACACGGAAATCAGCATTTTTCACGTATTTCTCGTAGTCCTTGAACATAGTTCCTATGGTAAGGTTGGCTTCCGTACCGGATGAATCCCAATCTTGACCACCTGGATACACACCGGAAAGAGGAATACCGGCAAGAACGCTAGTTCCATCATTCATGCCGTACACAACATTGTTTTCGTCTACGAAGTACGCATCAAAAGCAACGCCTTTGGCTGCCATGATATTGGCTTTCAAACTTGCGTCGTATTCGTCTACAGTCCAAACATCGTCCTTCGCCGAGTAAGATGTAATCTTATTCGGTCCATAACCAACCGCACTCTTATTCGCCTCCCCACCGGAAGGTGCATATTCAATAATTGTCTTGATCGGGAAGATACGATTCGGACGGTCATCATGACAAGCCGCCTCAAGCAATTCCGCCGTAGCATTTGCGGGAAGCTTATAACCATGCATCGTAAGAATAATAGCCTTTACTTTTCCCGGATCAAGCAAACATTTTGAAGTACCGGTATTAAATTGAGCCATACCGGCACATTCTCTAAATTCTGTTGCCATAGCACTTAATATTTTTAATTTTAATATTCAAATTCTTTATCTCGATAGCATCGATGAAATCTCTAAATGGTTTACCGTCAGCTTCCACTCCCTTTCTTCCATATCGGTAGTTTTCTGTATATAAATGAGGAATTACACCGTTATATTCATTAACAATGTCCGGAGATGAAAGTATGCTTTTTATGAAAGCATCATAAACAGGTCGTAGAACATTGATGAACGACACCCTTTCCCTTTCTTCATTAAGATACTCCTTCCGAGTATCTACCATGATAATAAATTCAAGACTGGCGTTTGGGATCTTAGATGTACGATCCTCGATATACGGAGAATACAGGCATATAATAGGAAACTTTAGTTTACTCGTCTCATGCGACTGACTCCATTCTGTTAACTGCCCGGCAATATATTCCCAATCTCCAAACATATAGGAAACATTACTACCATATATTTTCGCAGTATTATCTACAATATCTCTGAATATGTCGTTTATTGATTTCATATTCCTAGTCCATTTATGAGTTCAAGCATAGTTGTGTTAAAAACAAAGCCGTCATATTCCTTATCTGATTCCAGGAAATCATACAAATCTTCATTCATCTGCACCATATTATTCCAAGCAGAAATCAAAAGAGGATTTGGATCCGCCTTTTTGTCATCAGAGGCATATACAGTCCCTACCGGAGTTTGTACTACCCCACACCGCCTAACATAGTGAAAATACACATAATTAGCAATTGGGCTATATCCTTTACGAGAAAGCTTTTCTTTCAACTTTTCCCATTTATCGACATCATTTTTGCCTGATAGAAGATATTCAATGAATTCACGGCTCATACTTTTCCCCAAGACCATTCGGAGGAACTTTCGCTCGTATAAATCGATATACGATTGGAGATTATCCCGTTCTGCTTTTCTTGTGATTGAATCATCGTCTATATCCCAGATTATACCGAGACTTAGCAATCCTGTAAAATATGAGCCGTCAATAATCATTGTTTATTCTCCTTTCTTCTTATCTTTTTTCAAAAGGTCAGAGCATCCAGCCTTATCGGCCGCAGAAGTTATTTCAGAAGTTTCTGAAACTACACCCATCTTTACCCATTTCATCGCAATCGGAAGAGAGACGTGGGTTTCATCCCCCGACTTAAATGCACCGAAATCCTTTTGGAATGTAACTTTGTACACTTCCGACAAGTCCATATTATAAGAGTTGTCGCTTTTTGCTTTATTAATACTGCTTCTTTTCATATTTTACATTTTAACACGTTAAGCACTTTTGGTTATCGCAGTAATCACATTTTTAAATGTGTCAGACACGAATGCTGTCTTATATTGAGACTTGATATAAGCAAGCATTCTCTTTTCACCCAAGATAGTCACCAAGTTTTTGGTGAAATCATCATTCTCCCAACCAATGCTCATGGAAAGGACAACATAATCACGGATAAATAGATAACGAAAGTCTCCCATCTGGAAAGATCCTAGCTTTTCGTTCGGATCTTGGATAACCCGAAGTCCCGTAATCAATTCATCCCCAATTTTAAATGGGCGGATATAATCACCATTGTCGTTCTTTGTGAGCTGCATATTAGCATAATCCACCGGATTCATACGAATGGCATTCGGAGAATAAGCCATATTGCTTACACTTACAATTTGAGTATAAGCGGCCACAATCGCATCATACATATTAGGGGACTTGGACACTTCGATTCCCGTTAGAGAGAATGCCGGAATTGAATCACCAACTCCTTTTATCTGGCCACCGGAACCTGTTCCATTGAATATTCCATCTTCTTCTTTCAAGCCAATCTTATTGATAATCTCGGCTTCAATTTCTCTTTCCAATTGCGGAATATCTTGTAAGACTTCGGTTGTAACCTTGGCTGTCAAAGCTACCTTTCCGGCAGAAACGGTAACAGTCTCCACAGATGCTGTCATTGAAGGTTTTAAACCTCCTTCGGGAACCCATGCGGCATCACCGGTAACATCTTTCAATTCAGCATATACTACAGACGGAGTAGAAATACTTGCTACATTAGCCACGTCACGGATAGAAGCACGTTTACGAGGGGCTACACTGATTTGATCGTCAATTGTAATTCCACCGGCAACAGGACTTCCTCCTGTAGTCATTACAGGAGCAGATGATTTCACTACGACATCAAATTTAACTCCGCCCTTTTTCTTTAGAGCTTCAACATCAATCGTTTTGACTCCGTTAATCTCGGTTACAAAACCTTTGCAGGCATCAGCAATTTGTTCTCCAAGAGACTTAAATCTAATATCGCCTCCCTTTGTTTTTTCGGTCGCAGCTTTGATCCGGACGATTGTTTCTTCAAATGATTTCAAGCGTTCGTTGATAGATTTGCTGTCAGCAAATCCTTTCACCTCGTTTTTCAGTTCATCGATAGCCTTAGTTGCATTTTCAATTGACTCTTTCATAGACTTAGAATCAATCTCGTCTTTAACAAACTGGTCGAAAAGAGCCTCCATGTAGTCATCCAACCCCTTGGAAAACACTTCAAAAACCTTAGATTCGTCTTCGGACAATCCTTTAGTATCAAGGAAATCCTTAAACTCAACCTTTTTCACTTCTTTTCCCATACTTACTTTAATTTTAAATTTTCAAACATTGATTTTACCTTATTGCCGTGCATGTCGGCTTCCTCTCCTTCAGGTGTAGGCTCTTTCCGAATCTCCGGCCTGAATGACGCAAGTGACATTGCTTTTGATATAATTCTTTGTATCTTTTGCTGTTTGGATGCAGGCATTCCTGAACACACTTCTGATATTTCGGTATTTAGTTCTTCATAAGCTTTTTCGACATCCTCTATGGATTTTAGCCCCAAATATTCTGTTTCCCCATTGCAACCGATAGAGACTACCGATATTTCATAAAGCTTTACCTCTTTCACTATGAAAGCGTCTTTTTCCGCATCGTATTCGCAATTCTCCCACACATACTGATATCCGATTGAGAATTGGTTTAAAGTTCCGGATTCGAGCTGTTTTATTGCCTGTTCTCCCCTCGGGACTTCATCTATTTTTGCTTCGAAATAAAGTCCTTTTTCATCTTCATTTAATACTGCAATCCGGCCTATAGGCTCATTCATATTATGCATCCAAAGCATAATTATCTTATCGTTAGCCGGGCTTTCCGGCCCTCTGTCCTGGATGCTCTTGGAAAAACATCCTTTTATCAGAATATCACCCGCTTTGTCCTTGTTCCCAAAAATGGCGGCATATCCGCTAATGGTACGGCTTTCATTGTCGTAGTTTACTTCTTTTGCATAAATAGAGAATGTCTTATACTGCATCCCCATTCTTCCGCTATATTTATTAGTTTTGTCCATTTTCAATAGAGTTATTAGTTTTTAATTCACCTTTTGGATTATCAGGATCGATATCTATAAACTTTGCCAGCTCATTCCTGGATTCATCAAGAGTTATCTGACCTTTTTCAACTAATTGAATTAAAGAAGAAGCCATTTTCTGAAAAGCGGAAGAAGATGCGGACTTGTCTTTCTGAAGGCAATCAATATGAGTATAATCCAACTTTATAAAAACACCTTTGGGACAAATTGCGTCTGTCAAAGCCTCTGACACTTTTTCTGAATCAGGAATAATAAGACCTTGGTAAGCGGACTTTTCCGCTATGCTTTTGTTGTCATATTTAGATTCATCAAATAAACTATAATCAATACCTATCGCATTGCATATCTTTCTGCTACACCGCTTATCCTCTTCGTGAAGTTTAAGCTGGGACGCATCATAATTTAAGGGAATCCATCCAAGTTTTATCTTTGACGTCAGGATAGGAAATTTATTGAGAATACCATATTTTTCTTTTAGTTTAGATTCCAATATTTCTTTTTCCTCTGGTGTCATAGCCTGATTACCCATCTTATCGGTATAATCAGAATAAATAATACCTTTGGGACCACCATTTACAATTAACTGATAACTGGCTGCCATTGCTGCAATCCAGTTATTAATTGGCATAGAAAGGGAGTCTGTAACCGAAGAGAATTCTATATCCTGATTAGAGCCATTAACTTTTGCAGAACTATCATAAATTACAAAATAATCTTCGTCGGATAATTCTTCTTGCAAACCATTCCATTCAAGATAAACTCTAGAAACAATATCTTCTATATCATACTGGCGAAATAGTTTCCCGGAAGAAACCATGTGAAATATCTGTGCAGGTATGACATACATTGCGAGTGGAGATGAGTTTTTTGCTGCTCTTACAGTGAAAATGGGACAATATCCGAAAAGCTTAAGAGACATCTCAATCTCTTTAAAGAATCCAGCTCTTGTTTGAAGTGGGTTAGGACGCGATAGTAATTTTCTAATATCATTATATTCCTCTTTCTCATTCCCATCCTTGTCTGTGACATATATTCTCCCATTCGCAAAAAGAGAACCTATTTTATTTATAACAGTAGAGAATGGGGTGCATACAAGAAGAGAATCTGCTTTATCCTTATCCAAGGTTAGATTATAATCATTTTTGATGTGACCAGATGGCGAGAAGAAATTGGTAAGATACAAGAAATTCCCATTAGAATCCTTTTCAATAGCTTTTACTGTCTCTCTCATTGAGGGAACAGATATATTAATTTTTTTTTGAAACCAATTTCCTAATTTAGACATAAAAAGAATGATTATCTGATTTGAGATAACCATTCCCTACGAAATGAAGAGGTCTTTACGGACAAAAATACTAACGAAAAATCCGATAGTATAAAAATTATAGGTTCCGTGCATCTTCACACGAAGGGATTGTTATCCTCACCGCAAATATAGAAATAATTTCTATTTAGTCCAAATAAAAATAGATAATTATTATTCGTAATTATATCACTTTTGAAGATTTTGCACGAGCGCACACGCAAGATAATACATACATGCCTTCAAAGCTGTTAATACCATCATAATCAGACATGTTAGCGATTAATGCAGAAAATGAATCATCGGATTCCGGGAAGTAGATTGTTTTAATAATCGATTTATACGATTCAATCATAGTTTTCTTATCTGTTGATTCTTCTCTTACCCACAAATCATGATCTATAAGCTTCCTATAATCGTCTGCGTAATGTTTCATTTCTACGGGAATCTCCATTTGTACATTCCCGTCTGTTTTATTAATAAGTTGGTCAACAGATATTAGCGAATCGGAGAACAAGCAGTCAATCATGAATATCTTTCCGCCAACAACGCAATAAGAAACCATTATAAACAATCCGTTTATATTAGGGTGTATTTCAACAAAAATTTGATTATTTACCCCTATTTCCTCTTTCTTGTAGTACAGAATATCTACCTCACCTCTCATCTCCACAGTTCCTGTAAGAGCGTCGCATGCGTCATCGTGAGCGTTTTTCCCCCTTTTCCTGTATGTTTTCAGTTGAGACGCAAATTCCGGCCACCTTCTTTCCCAATCAGCAGGGAAATAAGTAAGGTTCATCACCTCGGAAGATCTGGTAAAGATCCGAACCTCTTTGTTTTTTGACTGATGAAACCAGCTTACTTGAGTCTTGGAGTTGCCAATCATCCGCATTTGTTTCTCTACATTCCGGGCAAATCCCCTTCCTCCATTATTGCTTTCTATATTTGCCTTGGATATTTGGTCTTTAGTGAGCATTTTAGCAGTTTCCGGTTCGGTAAATTCCATCTCCTTTTGTGTAAAAAGGACATCAAGAATGAAATTCCCTATCTCTGTATCGATATAATCAATAGAACATAAATAATCGCTTCCGGTATCGGCTGTATCTGTATAGTTTTTCCTTATTGCTCTATTGGTTATCGGAATAGCCTCATAAGTCTTAAACTTTCCATACATTAATCCTTCCATAGGAGTTGGATTCTGCATATATTGGGTTTCAAAAACATAGCTATTCACCCTCTGCATCCTATGCAACTCTTCGATGGTATGTTTAAACTCCCATAAAGCTTTCTCCTTGCCATTTTCATATATTATTGCCGGAAGAGATAAGACGGTCCATTCTCCCGGCTCTGTTTCCATCAAATACCCGCAAAGATCATGCTCATGAAGTCTTTGCATAATGATTATAATAGGGGTATTCCGTGAGTTTACACGGTTTCTTATAGTTGTTTCAAACCGTTGGTTTACCTTTTCTCTTGGAGTGTCCGATATTGCATCTTCAGGTTTAACCGGGTCGTCAATAATCAATGCACCTGCAAATTTAGATGACGGTTTGAACTCTTCTAATTCTTTGGATAGATCGTTTTCATCATCGACTGCACCAGCACCAAAACCTGTGACTTGTCCCCCAGAAGCTGTTGCGTACATTCCCCCGCCTTCTGTTGTATACCACTTCTTTTTTGCATCGCTTGTTTTCTTTATGTCTACATAAGGGAATACACGCTTATATTCTTCCGACTTAACTATATCTCTTACCTCTTCTGAATTATCATTGGCCAGATCATCTGAATAAGATAAATGAAGGAATTTGGCAGAAGGATTGACTGCAAGACCATATGAAATAAAGTTTTTAACCACTAATTCCGTTTTTGAATATCTGGGAGCTATATTTATTATCAGCTTTTTTATTTTCCCATCAATCACATCATCAAGAGCCTGGCATATCTTTACATGATGGTCATTTACTACAAATTTGCGACCGAATCTTACTTTAAAGAAATATCTCGTATAGTTTAACGTCCCTGATAGGCAAAACGCCCGTATATAATCATACCCTTCCCCCATCATAAGTCTTCTATTATTCGTTTGGCTTCCTCTTTAGTCATAGGAGATATCATGTTCACATTGACGTCTTGCGGAGAATCAAAACCAAGCATTTTGCAAAGTCGTTGGATAGTCCATGTACGCCCATTCAGTTTTATTTCAATCCCCTCTTTCCCCTGTTTCACGCTTTCGACTTGCATTGCCATTTCGTCAGTCCAGTCTTCACTATCTTTGAAAGTAACATTGCCGTCCTTTATGGTAAGGAAATTGCGTATATCAGCATACATAAAGCTTCTTAGCATCTTCAATACTTCTTCTTTTGTAATGTCTGATTTCTTCTTTAGCTCTTCTTGAAGCTCTTTTATCCTTTGGGAAACCTTTGGGTTATTTAATAGTTTAGATGATTCTTCCCAAATTTGTTTTTCTTTCATCTTTGAGCAAGAATATGCACGCCTATAAGCCTCGGACGCATTTCCACACTCAATATAGTAATTGCAAAAATTTTCCTGTTTAACTGATAGCTTCATGGTCTTTTCGTCTGATTAGCTACATGCCACTTGACATGTAGCACAAAGTTAATAATTCCTGTTTATTACTTTACACTCCTCCCCCACATATTCGCATTATACAGGGAATAAGCCCATAATTTAATCTCCCAGTCTTTTTCTAGGAATTTCTCTCTCATGGCTGATTCAAAGCAGTCAGCCAGTAGGTTGTTGTCTATTTCTTGGTCCATAATCTGATTTACATTTAAAAAACTTCCCCAAACATCAAAAAGACATTTGGGGAATCAGCTTGATTTAACTTGCACTATTAATAATACTTCGTTCAATCAAAGGAAGTATATCACACTTCTTCAGCGTCTCATAGATAAATAAACGTCCTCGCTGTGTCCATTCCGTATTCATTTTAACGTCAGGCCGACCATCTTTGTGTGTGATGTTCACCGATTTGCTGTGCACATATCCACTTGACATATAAGGAGCATATAGAATCCATTGCCCATTTACCTTTCGTTGTATTCCTTTATCTGCCAAAAGGCGATTGAATGCCTTTGCGCTCATACCGTAATCTTGCGCTATCTGTGTTGTTACAACCGTTCCTCTACTGGATAATATAATTTCAAGATAATCGGTTTTCTTCTTCATCTCGACAATCTCTGTGCTCATACAGGATATTTGCTTTTGCTGCTCTTCAATTTGAAGCTGCTGTTGTGCCGCTAACATTAGGGCTTCACTAAAAGACGAAGGGACTTGATATGCAGGGGTAGCTTTACCTGTTTCTAAGGCATCCCAACGAAGAACTAACTTTGCCCTTGTTTCATCATTAAATTTTGCTGCGACATACATACATTCTTTATAGTCAAGTTCATAGCATGGTCTCATTTCACCTTTCGAATCACGATATTCAACGAGCGCAAAATTACGCCCGTTAATTTTTTCCCATGCAGGTTCCATATCACGGATGGAACGCATAACGTCTTTATGATTTCTACCTGCAAGTTCTGCTATTTCAAGAGAACTCATAGTCTTTTTATTACTTAGTATTAAATTGTTCATAGTTTATGCTTTAAATATCAGATAATAGGAACTCCATACAATCCTTATGTGGATCGTCGGGATGATAATTGTTGCAGAACTCTGCAAACTCGTTGAGAAGATTGTGGGACAATATAAAGAAGTAAGCCTCATTCTTGGCATTCTTCTCTATTTCAAATTTACGATAAGATATACGCTTTCGTGGTGCGGACGTAGATGTAGAAGTTACTGCGCTTCGCTTCTTCTCTAATTTCATAGGACTTGGCATGTTATGAAATTTGAGTTATTAAAAATAAGAAAGGCTATCGCCTCACGAACCGCCAAGTCCAAGTTATTACATAATTGTAGTAACCCATGTGAGTGATAGCCCCTATATCTTTGCAATATAAACGCAATGCATAGCCACAAAAATAGCTACTACAAATTATGTCTAAATACATGAACTTGGCGTGTTCACCGCAAAGATAACTCAAATTCTCAAAATGCCAAACAAATTATAAACTTATATCATTTTCAGGAATAAATCACTTTTCCACTCTTCTTTTAAAATTATCGAATTCAATCTCAATACACTTGCTTATCTTGTCAGCTTCCTCGTAGCGTTCAATTACTACTGTATTTTTCTTATCATAATTACTCATACGGGCACTTTACCATCACATGACATATTTATATGCACATTGTTGGCAACTCCCGTAATAATTGATTTTTTATAGCATTGACCGCTGTATGGGCTGTAATGCCTGCATAGTTGCCTGTATTCTTCTCGGTTCATAACTTCATTTGTTGGTATGGCTATTTCTCCTTTAATCAACTAATTTAAATTCGTAAGCAAATACAAACGGATTGCTTTCCCATGTACCTTTGCCAGAAACTTTATCTATGAGGGCGGCAAAGGCTTCACGTGGAGTATCAAATCCATCGTCTTTGTTTCCCTCAAACTCATAAAATATAGATGGCGGAAACTCATCATCACCCGAATCTTCATATATCCCTTCTTTCAAGCAATCTTCATCGCTAATGTCCTGTAAGCGTTCAACCTTACGATCTGTAAATTCAATATGGCGGGGCATTAGGTCGGCTTTCACAAACATTTTATTAGTCCAACCGGGATGTAATTTCAGTTCAGGCAATATAGAATCCAAGTATTCTAAGTAAGCTGCATTTTTCCCTTTTCTATGAAATCGGTCAACATCCATATAACTTTGCGCAATGGCAACAACTTCTCCAAGTTCATATTTCGGCAATATCTCGCCCATATCAAACTCCCTTTCATCTGCATCGTACATACAAGGAAAGCCAACTATCTCTTTATCAGAAGGACTTCTGTGTATATTGAATCCTGCGACCCATTCTCCTTTAAAAGTTCTAGGGCATTTGATTATTCTTCTCGTCATAGTCTTCCGACATTCCAATACGGCTTGGGTTAAGCCAAATTTATCCGAGAACATTATTTTCTTCATGATTATATAAGTTTTAATGCTTCTTGTATTCCAACTTCCAATGCTTCTTCATAGGTGTCCCACTGACCACCATCGTTAGGACCTTTAAATATTCCATCGGTTATATGAGTGCCATTATCAGCTTTGCATATATCATAGCCATAGCCGCAATCGTTTCTAATGATGGAAATATGTAGGTTCTTGGTTTCACGTAGCCACTTTTGGGCGATGGACTGTGTTGGGAAATGATAATAGTTAAAGCCTTTTTGCAATAACATATTCAAAGTGTCTATCGTTATAAATTTATCTTCCATTTTCACTGTTTTACTCAATTAAACACATTCCAATTGCCAATCCCACAAAAATAATAGCCACTATTACAAACGCAGCTAAACAGCCATTATCATATTCTTTCTCGTCAGAAGATGTATTTTCAATATACCAATCTAGGATATGTTTCTTTTTTATCATTGCTATTCTTCCTTTTCTTTAAAATGTTCGATTAGCTCTTCTACGGTAGCCTTGTGCCATCTTTCAAACAAGATCTCTGGCTTATCAGAATAATGCATGCCTACTTTTAGAAAACGACACTGGAACCATTTATTTCCATCCGTAAACCATTGGTGTATATCAATATCATCTCTCAATGCTACTATGGCAAGGAAAAGATCCTCGTTGGTTCCGCAATCAATAAGTCCATTATAAGCCAAATCATTCAGGCCACACTCTGTATACATGCAATCAAATATATTGTGCGAAGTGAAGAGGAAAGGGCCTTCTTCTCCAATGCACTCCTTATATCCTAACTCCTCCAACTTCTTCCGAAGCTCCGGTGTATTGCGTCTTATAAACGCTGCTGTTGTAAATCCCATGGTTATTCTCCTTTCAATTTGGTTATTCACACTGTGGTTTACCCAATTCCATTTCTTTCCCTTCTATCCTTATCTCACATTCATCCATCAGTTCATGAAGTAAATCAAGATAATCGCTATCACTCCCATCAAAGCTATCTATCATTGACAGGCATTGATTAATAATTTTTTCTTTATTCATTTTTCTTTTGATTTTAGTTGTTTCAATTCTTCAATCAGTTTGAAGAAAGATTTTTCCGGGTGCATAATTTGCACTTGTGAATAGTTCTTCTTTATAAAGCTAATTGTTCCCGGCGGGTCTACTGTGGTGTTGGCGTAGATGGCATTATACTTAATGCCTGCCCGTTCTGCAAGGTCAAGAATAACAACGCTATCTTTACCACCGGAAAAGCCGAGATTTAAGGGTAAATCGCATTCCATGCTACAAAGAAAGTCGATTGCTTGCTGCTCCTTTTTATTCATTGCTATATCAATTTGAATTATTTGCCTAAAATCTGCTTCATACACCTGCGGAACTCTTTTACAGAGGCAGGATTCATATTTTTATTAAGCATGATTTCCGCTACCTCAATCGGATTATACTTCCTGTATTCAACCGGAATCTTTCCATATACTCCATATTCCAACATCGCTTCTCTAATATCCATCGGAATTTTCAAAGTTTTCAAAGCCTTTTGTTGTTGTGGAACGGAATAGGGCTGATAATTACTGTCCCAATTCCCGAATACAGAAGTAACATAAAGAATCTTTTCTGCTAATCTTATTTTCATTTCTATATCGATTTGAATTATTTAAAAATTCTCCTTAATCCTAAATTAACAGCATCAGTCTTGGCCTCATTGGACGGGTGCACATATATGTTTAACGTGGTGCTCACGTCTGAATGCCCAAGGATGGTCGACACAGTTTTGACATCAATTTTATTCTCAATAAGAGTTGTAGCGAAAGTGTGCCTAAGCCCATGATACTTGATACAATGGTCCAGTTTTACCTTTTCAAGTATAAACTCCTTATAATAATTGCGTAACGTCCGTGGCTCCGTATAGTGTTCATCGCAAGTGCATACATAGTAGTTGGGATTACATACGGCAGCAAACTTCTTGACCATAGGAAGAATATTCTTTAAAATGGGAATGTATCTATCGGAGTTTGAAGTTTTGGGAGTACCAATCTCGATATGGGTTCTTGCCTTACCAAATACCCCTTCATTATCCGGCACATATACACGTTGCAAAGTCTTGCATACATGTATGGTTTTGTTTGTAAGGTCTATATCTTCCCATTGCAAGGCACATACCTCACCTACACGCATACCGGAACATATCGTCAGCAAAATCCCAAGATTCCGAGGAGACGGGTTCTCCAAAGCGTAATCCACTATCTTCTTATATTCAGCCGGAGAATAACGTTCCAGTTTTTGAGCGGCTATCTTGTTCTTGCTCGGCCATATCATCTTCCATGTAATGTTATGTACCTCAAGGTCCAGATCTTCATCAGCGAATCGAATCAGCATCTTCAAAACTATAAGTATGTCGTTGCAAGATTTCACGGACAATCCTGCCGTATCCATCAGGTCATTTAAAAATGGAACAATGATTTTCTTATTCAACTGTTCTATCTCCATATCTCCGAACGCAGGAGCCAGCTTTCTTAGATATATCAATTGATAAGTAGACAATGAACTGAGCTTCACCTGTCTTGCCTTTACATGAATCCATTCCTTATACACATCATCCAGTTTCATGATTTTTGTTTTATTACATCGTTAATATTGGCTTTGATAATCTCTGAAAAAGCAAGCGGATCGTCTTTCCGGTTGAGTAGGATATACTTTTGCTTTACTTCCATAGTGAGCGCATCTCCATGATAAACATATCCCATAATTCCACGAATAGACAAGTTGAGAAGCAGGATGGGAATCGACCTTGCAGACAGGTCCCAACATGTCACCATATTCTGAGATGGAAAATAATCCCACGGAGCAACTTTGTTACGACGCTGCTGCCAGTCGGCAATTATCATAGAACCATTTCCTGCTGTCGGCTCATGTACATGCCCACTCTGACCGGTTAATGCCGAACAAAGAATACCAAGAGATTTAGGAGTGAAAAACTGACCTTTCTGCTTACTCTCTGCCAATTCAAACTCGTATAACTTCTGAAACCAGTCGTAAGACATGTCATTTTCGTTCAACCGGATAAGTTCACAATAAACCTCATCTCTTCGCTCTAAATTTCCTTCCAATAAGCCCATTATGGCACTGGGAAGGTCATTAATATCTTCGAGGTCGAAGATTCTAATAACATCCTGACTCGTCATCGTTTATAGTCTATTTCTGCCAACCAATCATTATCACTTTCAAAATACATCTTATAACCTCTCACCGTTTTATGCCCTTTCTTTTTTAGACAGACATCACTGATGTGAGAAGCAGTAATATTCAGCTTTTCACCGGCAGATATTACCGAATCATACCTACCGACTAACTTTCCATCTTTAATTGCTACAACCGCCTTCTTGTTAGTACCACCACCAGTTTTGTGAGGCATGCTACGTCCTTTTTCCAAATTCTTTAAGCATCTACGTTTACTCCATCTTGAATGGAATTTCAACTTCTTACCTTTGTTATGAGGGGTGTGACCTTTCAGGAACCTGCCATTTACCAAATTCCTTGTAGGGCGTTCTATGGGTATATATAATTCACTCATATCCGTACAGTTTTACTCTAATTGATTTAAAATTTCTCTTTGAATAATCTCCTTTGCACTGAAACCGAATAAACCTTTCTTTTGCTCGTGAAATTCCGCAATAGGTATTTCGTTAATGTAGTAATAGAAAGCTTCGTAGCCATCCGCAAAATTGCGGGAAAGGAAACCATTTGGGTGAGTGTTCATATATCTTTCAATAGCTACTATCATTCTTTTGGCATAGCCGGGAAATATCTTAAACTCTAATTGCATCTGCTTAAAATTGCAAAGAGGACAACCAACACACCCATGACGGTTCAAATTGTATGGAGCATCGTAATACTTTGAATAGGGCAAACCGCGCTTACGAATGTAATTCCAGACATCTTCTTCCGTCCACGTAAGAATAGGAAGAATATGCTTTGCACCTTTCATCCACTTACGTGTATCGCATTGTTCCGGCTCGTAATCTTTCCGTTTCCGGCTTTCAGTGGCTCTCATTCCTTCAATACTACGTTTGCCAATTCCATAACGTTCTTTTAATACTTCACAGCAGAACCTACGCAAGCGGGACGGAAAGCCTTTCTCCTCAATCAGTTTGAAGAAAGATTTTTCCGGGTGCATAATTTGCACTTGTGAATAGT